GTACCTCTTTCTGTTCGTTGTAAACCACCATCTGTTGCTGGTTTTGGTTCACCACGAGACTTCAATAGATTCTGACGAGCAAACTCTGCACGATTGACCAACTTGGTTGGCTCTGTTACACCATTGTGAGTGTGATTGTATACGAAACCCTCTGGCTTCGAAGCAACACCACCGATGGCATGAGCATAACCACCTTCATTTGATTCTAAACTATTAACTAATTCATTCTTAGCATTAGCAAGATGACCATGCATCTTTAGTAGATTATCGTAGTGTTCTTTGTTCTTATCGATATGTGCTAGCTGAGCACCAGCATTGTCCATAATCTCTTGCTTCTTGGCAGGAGTTTTAATCTTATCGAACTTCTTCTTTAACTGTGCTGACACATGGTCTTTGAAACCATCGCTGGAAGGAGTTTCACCAGTACGAACTGTTTGATTGATGTAAGTTGCTAGGTGTCCTGATTCACCACTATGTTCTGGGTGAATTGCTTTATACATTTTAGCACCATGTCGTTCATGGATCTGCTTTGCTTTAGATAATTCTCCAAGAACTTTCTGTTGAGATTGAGCAGAGTATTGAGCACCTGATGAATCATAACTAGCAGTATGATGATACATATCTGAGTGATTACCAAATTCTTCCTCAGAAACATTACCAGTGGCACGCATGTTGCTAAGGTTAGTTCCTTCGTACTTGGTATGGGTAACTACACCTATCTTTGATTTATTGATTGCTTTGGCTTTATCACCAGATGCAGTATAAGTGATAGTGTTTGGTGTGAAAGAAGTTTTGTCTCCTTCTTTCTTAATGTCGTTAGCAGTGTACATAACATCACCTTGATACACACCTTGTTTTGGGGCAATCTTTGGTAGATGTTGTAAACCAGCTTTGAGTTTCTCAACAAGACCTGGAGCATGTCCATGATTCTTCTCGATATCTTCAGGTGTATAATTTAACTTTGGGTTTTTATTAAACGCAGACTTTGAGGCAACGAAGAATTTACCAGTCTCTGGATGATGACCATAAACGATAGATGGTGAACCATCATACTTCATTGTCAATTTGTTTGATTGATGCCCTTGTGCGGTATGATAATGAGCACCATGTAAAGCATCATACGCATGATTGAATCCATCTGCTCCATGAAACAGTGGACGATCCTCAGCATGAGTAATGTGTTTGAGTTTTGCACCCTCTTCAGTCGGTGCAGCCTCAGTTAAAAAGTCTTTAAATCCTAGCATCATATTACTATTATACCCTAAGTTGCAATAATTGTCAAGCAATAACCCTACACAATTGAGGGGATTAGTGTTTCTCTATTTTCTGGTTTTCTAGTTTAGCATTAACTATACGACCCTTATGTGCACCAGAACCAGTCTTTGCTGATAGAGTAGCAACACTCATAACCTTACCGTGTTTAGGATGTCCAGGTTCATTTAATGTACCTTTGATACTAATATTGTTTGCACCAAGATGGCTAACATGTAGATTATCAAAACGACTTGTATGTGATTCACCCATACCTTGCATTGGAACAATGTGATGTTCTGCTTCGCCATTTTGTTGAACATGACTATGAATAATTGCATGTTCAATTGAAGTAGGAGGTGATACGATTTTATGTAAAGTATCTCTTAGACGAGAATCTCTTGCTTTATTACCTTCTGGAGTATTTGGTTCATTTCCATGTAAACCAACAGCAATATCTTTAGTTATTTTCTTTGTTGTATCATCAGCACTCTTTCTTGCTGCAGCTGCACGACCTTCTGCATACAATTTTAATGCTTTCACACCACCTGGATATGACTTACCAGAATCAAGAAATTTACCCAAATGCTCATGCATAATTTTCTCTTTACCAACAAGAGGTTTTTGTGCATGCAGAGCAGATAGTCTAGCATGTTCTGATTTGATACCTAGAACTGGCTCGCCTTTTTTATCCACTGTATCTTCTAGTGGCATCTCATCAATTTTAGTTTGAATATTTCTTTGATCAGCTGAACCATTATAGTTCAATTCGTCCATTCTCTTTTTATGATCTACCTGATATGTATCAAGAGAACCACTCGGTAAATTAGCATGATTTTCCATGGTATCAAGTCCCATGTTTGCTAAGTTTGCTTTCTTCTGATATCCATATTTTGCAGATAAAGCATAGTGACCAAAGTGTTTTGGTTTTCCTGATTCATCATTTATAATTTTACCGTCTGGACCACGCTTATGGAAACGAAGCATGAAGTCGCCTTTGGCATTTGGATCGAAAATATTAGTGGTTGCCATGTGATCACCTGGAACCTGTTTACCATTTTTATTAATTTTATCAGGATTAGATGTCCAGAAACTTTCTCCAACTTCTAAACCATCTTTATCAATCAAACCTTTTTTCTTTAAATGCGATTTTAATTCACCAGACATTTGATGGGAATGTTTATTAATTTCTTGATATGCTGCTTCACCAACCTTCTTGCGAAGTTTATCATGAACTTGCTGAGGTGTACCAGCATGATCTGGATTTTCTGATTCAGATCTATGGTGAGCAGGCAAACTAAATCCAGGTTTATTTGGATCTGCATGGAACCCTTCTTTAGTACCTGGATGCATATATCCAGATGTTAGAAGTTCGTAAAGTTTACCCTTATCATCGGCTTCTGTTTTTTTACCAGCAGTTTCTTCATTTAGAAGATGCCACTGTTCTTCCAAAAGATCTTCTTCTAAAAGATATTCTTGTGATAAGATTGTTGATTCTTTAAGGAATGATTTAAAATTTATCATAATTGTTTTTCCTAGAGGTATATCCCCTTGCCTACTTCTAAATAAAATTTGGCTTCATTAGCATCTTCTCGTAATTTAGTTCTAATATGGAAGATAGGTTTTTGTTCTTCCTTAGACATAAACTCTAAATAATTGCCACGCTCTCGAACATATAAGGTAGTGCTACCTTTTAATTTTTTATAATGTTCACCAGTGATTTCTTTCACAGAACCTTTTTGAACATCAATAACATCAGCTAGATCTTCACCAAATAAATTCTTGTGTAAAAATTCAAAAGCATTATCAGAAAAAGTTCCGCTAGATTGCGCCATCAAAATACCTTGTTTTAAGTCTTTGTACATTGACACAATCATTTCAAACTTTGCTGCCTGTTCTACTTTACCGTAAAAAGGTTTTGCTAGTCTTAAATATTTAGTCTCACCATCCCAAGTAACATTTAGTGCTTTGGCGATAGCAACCATACCATTGTAAGGTGACAGAGAAGCAACAGTAACTGACTCAGATTTTAATGAGAAAGGAATTGTTCCAGCATCTATCTTCTTCATCAGTTTGCCGACTTTGGCATAGACTTCTAATTTAACATCACCTTTAACTAAACCACCAGACTGCTCACCTTCGATTCCATCTGCAATAATAATAAATTTAACATCATCTTTTTTATTATTATCTAAAAATGTATCTACAACTCGCTTCACTCTGCGAGTGTAATTACCATAATTAATGGCATTTATAAATTGGTCAATCTTTTTATCAATTTTACCAATATCTTTAGACGAACTATAATACAAATCGTGATAGTCTTTACCGAAAGCACCTTCAGTGGATTTCGGTTTTAAACGCATCTCAAATCCAACGTGAAATACGTCTTCTGGATGTCCTTGTTTTTGTTTGGGTAGATTCTCAGCAACTGTGTAGGAAAAACGACCAGTATGAAACATATCTGTATCGATTTGAGTTCTGATTTTATTGAGTGCAGTCTTATCGACCTTATCGTAGGCGATGTATAGCGAAAGTCCTATCGTAAAGATACCTTCAATAACATCTCCCTCATTCAATTTACCCATTAACAATCTCCAGATTCTATTCTGGTATTATTTAGGACGACGAGATGCTCGGATAGTTCGCTGGTATTTACGATCCCACTTGGCAATCTGCTGCATTAACTTAGGAATTGCAGCGTTATTACGATAGTCGTAATTAAATGCTTTGAGGATGTAGTTGAGTGTGGAAGAATCCTTAGAGTATTTGGCTCTATTGATTAGTTCTTCTGTGGAAAGATTTGGTTTGTAGACTTTGAAATCAAGTAACACACAGTGGGCATATGCCTGAATTTCATCGAACTCAGAGAGATATCTTCTCTCAATGTTCTTCTTTTCATGTTTTACTTTCTTGTAAGGAACGATGTAGTTTGACCACTCGTCACCTCTTCTATCGAACTGCATGAAGTGTATTATCTCATGCATGTGTGTCTGTATTATACGGTACTTAAACTTATTCCATGTAGTTTCAGTGAAGTGAAATCTATCGAAAGTCGTTGTGTATATTTGTAAACAACATTGTCTTTCATCTGGTCCATACTCGCCACCAACTGCTACATAGTTATCGTATAGTTTGGCTTTGGATTTTTGTGGGAGGAACTCAATCTTAGTTCTCCACTTTTTGAAGTAGTTTGAAAGACCCTTACTATCATTGCGATAGTTGTCTAGGTCTTTCCATACTTTTGCTGGTATATACTTCGCTCTGAATGGTCGCTCGTAAAAGTTGAGCAAATCCATCCAATCGTAATTAGCGT